TGGAAGGAAGGCGACCTGAACCAGCAGGTCGAGCTTACGCTGATTCCCTCGCATATCGAGTGGGGCCAGCCGAAGATATAACCCAATCATCAATCAACTATGGAGAATAAACAGGAACAGAAAGCCAAGGAACTGGCCGCCAAACGTGCCAAGTACCCCGTCCTCGACGGCGGTGTCACGGACGAAATGCGCCAGTCGTGGAAGCAGGCCAACGGCCGGGTCATCGCAGTAGATGTCTTTGACGACATGGCCGAGGAACACCATGTCGCCTACTTCCGCCGTCCGACAATGGACGTAATGTCGGCCGTCAACGCCGTGAGCAAGCAGGACGAACTCAAAGGTGCCGACACGATGTTCAAGAACTGCTGGCTCGGCGGCAGCCCGCTCGTTCAGAGCGATGCGATTCTCAAAACGTCGGCCCTCGGTGCGCTGGGCAGTCTGTTCGCCACCTGCCACACGGAAATAAAAAACTTGTAGGGGCGCACACCCTTTCGGACATCGAGGACGAGCAGACGATTACGAAGGGGTGCGCCCTGATCCGGGCGAATTTTCACATCGACCCCGGTACGCTGACCTATGACGAGTGGGCGGGATTGTATGAGCAGGCCGTATGGCTGGAACGAACGCGCCTCCTCGCGCTCGGAAAACTGTTAGAGAAACTTTTTGCGGAAGAACCAAAAAAGTAGTGAATGAGCAGCTACGCATTTAACTATTCCTTCAATATCACGGGCAACTGCGATGTTGTCGTGCAGGGCATCACGCAGGGCGTGAAGGACCTGAACGACAAAATCCACAAGTCCGTCGGGCTGTGGGATAGCTTCGAGGGCAAGCTGCTCGCGCTAAATCAGTTCACGCAGTACATCGAGGGCGTGGGCCGCACGATGCAGGAAACCCTGCAGCCGGGTGCTGCGCTCAACGCTTCGCTGGCCGACCTCTCGGCCATATCGGGCGAAACGGGCGAAAGTCTGCGGACGATCGAAGGCTACGCCCGCGATACGGCAAAGGCGTTCGGCGGTTCGGCGGCGCAATCCGTCGAGTCGTACAAACTCCTGCTGTCGCAGCTCTCGCCCGAACTGGCGAAGTACCCCTCGGCGCTCAAAGCGATGGGCGACAATATCGCCGTTCTGAGCAAGACGATGGGCGGCAATGCCACGGCTGCGGCCGAGGTGCTGACAACGGCCATGAACCAGTACGGCGTATCGCTGGCCGACCCGATGGAGGCGAGCCGTCAGATGGCGAAGATGATGAACGTCATGGCCGCTGCCGGGCAGGCGGGTTCCGCGGAGCTGCCGACGATCAAGGTCGCGCTGGAGCAATGTGGTATGGCGGCCAAGGCGGCGGGCGTATCGTTCGAGGAAACGAACGCGGCGATTCAGGTGCTCGACAAAGCAGGGAAAAAGGGGGCCGAGGGCGGCGTCGCGCTGCGTAACGTCATGGCGATACTTTCGACCGGACGCTTCCTGCCCAAAGACGTGAAGGAGGAACTGACGGCGGCGGGCGTGAACATCAACGCGCTCACCGACAAATCGAAGTCCCTCACGGACCGTCTAACCCCGCTGAAAAAGGTACTCAACGACTCGGCGCTGTTCACGAAGTTGTTCGGCCGGGAAAACAGTAACGCGGCAATGGCCCTCGTGCAGGGCATCGACGAAGTGACCCGTTACGAGTCGGTGATCACCGCCACGAACACGGCCGTCGAGCAGGCGGGTATCATCATGGGAAGCTACAACGAACGGCTCTCCCGCGTGCGGGCCAAGTTCGACGACCTGAAAATCTCGCTGTTCAACGCATCGGGCGACTGGGGGATTTGGGTCGAGGTCGTGGTCAGCTCGCTTGTGCCGCTGGCGCAGATGACGCCGCTGCTGTTGGGCGTCGGAAAAGGCATCGCTTTCATCCGTTCTTTGAATTTCGCCGGAATGTGGCACGGGGTGATCGGCATGATGGGCCGGGCCGTCTTGTCGCTGCAAATGTATAACGGCTATTTGAGCATCGGTAAGGTGCAAGCGCTGGGTTTCATGCGCAACATCGTGCAGGCGACCGTCGCCACGCTGCGCTTTGCCACCGCCGGAATATGGTCCGGCATCAAGGCGCTGGGGGCTTATGTCCTCTCGCTCGTAACGGGCGGCACGGCATCCGTCACGTTCGCAGGCATTGCCTCGGCAGGCTTCGCTACGTTCAAGACGGCCGCAGTAACCGCTTGCCGGGCCGTGGGCGTGGCAATTATGAACGTCCCGATCATCGGATGGATTGCGGCGGCTATCGCCGCGCTGGTCGCCGTGGGTGCCTATTTCTGGAATACCTCCGTGAAGTTCCGGGCCACGCTGAAGGGCCTTTGGGCCTCGTTCAAGGCCGTGTTTACGGGTATTTGGGACATGGCAAAAACCGTGTTCGGCGGTTTGGGCGACCTGATCGTCGCGGCGTTCAAGTTCGACGGCAAGGGAATCCGGGCCGCCATTCAGAAAATGAAAGGCGGGTTTTCGGACTTCGGAGCCGAGGTCGGCGGAGCCTTCACGAAGGCTTACGACGCGGAGATCGCCAAGTCGAAAGCCACTGCCGCCGCCAAAGAGCAAGCCTCGTCAGGTGTCGAAACCACGACCTCCAGTCCAAACCCCGCTCCTGACTCCGATCCGCTGGCCGGAGGACTGCAAAGCATTGGAACCACAAGCGCAAAGGCCGACAAGGTCCGCAATATCACCGTGAACATCGAGAAGCTGATCGACCGCTTCGAGGTCAATACAACCAATATGCGCGAAGATATGAGCCGGGTGAAGGAATTGGTCGCCGAGGCTGTGTTAAGCGCTGTAAACGACGTGAACCTTGCAATGTGATGGGAAATTTAGGAGTGATAAGTTTCGGGTTTGTGGCCGCAGGCGTCGCACAGCAGGCACGCTTTGCCCTCTGCCGCTTTCAACCCTCGCAGCAAAACGCCAAATCCCCGTCATGGGAAGGCCACGGCGGAGACATCGCGGGGCACGACCTTTCCGTGCCGATCACCGACCGCAGCTATTGGGAGAGCCGTTACGTGCTTACCGAACTGACGCTGCGCCGCGAGGATGGCCGCACGCTCGTTGTGAACGACGCAGTCGTGAATATCTCACGCGAGAAGCACATGGTCCGCACGACGCTCGTCGGGCTGAGCGGTACGATCAAGGAGTACATCTCCAACGGCGACTATGACATCAGTATAACGGTGGGGATTGTGGCCGTGCGCGACGGCGTAATCGTGGACGAATACCCGGAGGAGGGCATCCGTGAAGTCCGGGAGTTTCTCGACGAGAACAAGGCCATCGAAGTGTCGAGTGTGTTCTTCGAGCTGTTCGACATCAGCCGTATCGTGGTGACGCGATTCGCGCTGAACCAAGACACGCACTCGAACCGTCAGACTATCGACGTGAAGGCGTTGTCCGACGAGGACTACGTAATCAAAAACACCGACTATTAAACACCGTTTAAAGGGCCTTTAAACAATGTTTCGGCTGACTGCGAAAATTGAGATCAAAAGTGCGAAGACGTGGCGGTTCGACAAGGTCGCCGGGGTGGAGATCACCCGCGACATCGACACGCTCACCGATACGTGCGTCGTGACGCTGCCGAAAAAAGTCCGCTGGCAGGGCGAGAGTTCCATGCCCATCAAGCGGGGCGACGAGGTGTCGGTGTGGCTGGGGTACGACAACGAACTGCAATTCGCCTTTCGGGGTTTCATCACGACCATAGGACTGAAAAATCCCACCGAGATACATTGCGAGGATTACATGTTCCTGTTCAAATCGCGGGATGCGAAAAAGATCGCCTACAAGGCGGCCACCATCGAGCAGGTTCTGCGCGATCAGAACCTCGGCGTGAAGTACAAGGTGTTCGGCGAACAGCACATCGGCCAGTTCCGCGTCACGGCTTCCACCGTCACCGAGTTGCTCGGGCAGTTGAAGGATCAGGGCGGCATCCGGTCGTTCTTCCGCATCGAGGATGGCCAGCCCGTGTTGTATTGCGGGGTGCTGTTCGAGCGGGACACGAAGTGTAAGCAGGTGTTCGCTACCGGGGTGAACCTGATCGACGATGCACAACTCGACGTGCAGAACGCCGCCGACGTGAAGATCAAGATACGGGCAATATCCCTGCGGCCGAATAACAAACGGATTCGCGTCGATGTCGGGGATGCCGACGGCCAGCGCCGCACGCTGCACACCTACAATAAGGATGAAAAGGAGTTGAAGGCATGGGCCGAGCAGGAACTCAAACGGCTGAAACGCGACGGGCTGGCCGGATCTTTCACCACCTTCGGAGCCGTGCTGATCGACAAGCTCGACAACATCGGAATCAAGATCGACGGGGTGCGCAGGGGCATATATCAGACGGATAAAAACGTGATAAAATACGGGACGGGCGGGTTCCGGCAGGAGATAACAATCGGATTAAGGGTAGCGGAATGACACTCAAAGAGGCTATACGGGTTCTCGCCATGTCGGGGGCCGAGTTGTACTGTAAGATATGCACGGTGGACGCCGTGGACGTCGAGGCCCGGACGGTGGACTGTACGCCCATCGACGAGAGCGCCCCGCTCGTGGGCGTGAACCTGCAAGCGTCGCAAGACGGCTCGGTCGGGGTTGTGCAGTTCCCGGCCGCAGGCAGTTACGTTGTGGTGGCCTTCATCGACCCGGCCGTGGCCGTGGTCGTGCTGTGCGACCAGATCGACAAGGTGCAGCTCGACATCGGCCGGACATCGGCGACGGTGACGGACGAAGGCATTACGCTGAACGGCGGGCGTCTGGGCGGTTTGGTTATATCGGGAAAGACCGCCGGGAGACTCAACGCTTTGGAGAACGACATAAACGAGTTGAAAGCGGTATTCTCGGCATGGGTTCCCGCGGGAACAGACGGCGGCGCGGCTCTCAAAACTGCGGCCGCAGCATGGGCGAACCGACAACTGACACAAACCGTCGCTGCGGAGCTGGAAAACGACAGCGTGAAACATTAGGACTGATGCGCGGAATATTGATAGACCCCGAAACGGGCGATGTGCAGGTGACTGCCGGGCGGCTGGCCGTCGGCGACACGACGGCCCAAACGGCCGAGTGTGTCCTGCGGGCCGTGCGCGGGGAGTTCAAAGAGCACCCGCTTATCGGGGCCGAAATATTGAAGATGCTCGGCGGGTCCCCGAATCCGATGTGGAAAGCGGATGCAAAGACCATGTTACAGGCGTGCGGATTGTCCGTGTCGCGCGTCGAAATGAAGGACGGACAGATAACGATTGAGTACAATGGCGAAAATAGCACCATCGGATAGGCAGAGCCTCTTGGACATCGCGGTACAGACCAGCGGCGGCGTCGAGGCGGCCTTCGACCTCGCGGCGGCAAACGACGTGAGTGTCTCGGAACCGCTGGAAGCAGGGGCGCAGCTCGAAACTGCACCCGTGGCTGACAAGATGGTGCTGGAAAGGTACACGGCCCGGCAGATACGCCCGGCGACGGAATTGTCGGACGAAGAAATCGAAGCCGCTCCCTTCGGCGGCATCGGCTATATGGGAATTGAAGTTGATTTTATGGTGCGATGAGAACAATAGCGGAAATAAAGGAGTCCATCGAGGCGGACTTCATGCGCAACGAAACGGCGGCGAAACTTTACGGCTTTACGGCCGGGGACAGTTTCGCGGCCTTCTTCGGGAAACTCTCCGTCGAGAGCGTGCTGTTCTACCTCTTTGCAGTTGCGGCGTGGACGCTGGAGAACATGTTCGAATCGTTCCGCAGCGAGGTGAACGCCAGTATCGACAAAATGAAACCGCACCGCCCGAAGTGGTACCGGGATATGGTGCTGGCCTATATGAAGGACCGGACGCTGATCCCCGACACGGACGAATACGACACGGCGGACATGACCGACGAGGAGATCACGGCCGCGCGGGTCGTCAAGCATGCCGTCGCCGACGAGAGCGACGACGCCTCGCTGCTGACGATCAAGGTTGCGGGGGAACAGGGCGGCCGCCGTTGTCCGCTCGACGCGCAGACCGAAAGCCAGCTCAAAGCCTACATCGCCGAGATCAAGGACGCCGGGGTGCGGACGTCGCTGGTGAACATCGCGCCCGACCGCTTCAACTGCGAACTGGACATCTATTTCGACCCGATGCTGCTTGCCTCGGCGGTCGAGAGTACCTGCCGCGAGGCGATACGGAATTACATCGAGAACCTGCCCTTCAACGGCGAATATACCAACATGGCACTCGTGGATCGGTTGCAGAAGATCGACGGCGTGAGGATACCCGAACTCCGGAGCGCAACCACCGTCGCCGCAGGGGAAAGCGTGGTTACTGCGATTGACGCCCGATGTGTTCCGGCGGCGGGATATTTCGAGATGGGCGATGTCAAACTGAACATGAAGGTCTACAATGGGTAAGTACGACATCAACGTGAAACGGCTGGCTCTGCTCCTGCTGCCGACATTTTGGCGCAAGCCGGGATTCGCGGCGCTGGCTTATGCCGCGGTGTCGCCCCTGCAATGGCTGCACACGCAATTCGTGTTGTGGAAACACGATGCCGAGTACCGGGTTCAGAAAAACGGTCAGGTGTGTCATCTGCGGGCTGTGCTGAACGATATGTTCGACCCCATCGACCGCCGTATCACGATCACGGACAATGCCGAGAACGTCGGATATATCATCCTGCACCACCGGGACACCGACCAAAGCGTTCGGCTTCCGGCCCGCGGTTCCGGCCGGGCCGTGATACTGAACCGCCGAGGTTACGGCGGCGTGAACGGCTACGATTTCTGGGTGAACCTGCCCGTCGCGTTGTACGGCAAAGTAGACCTCGCCCAAGTGACGGGTGTTGTGAACACCTACAAATTGGCATCAAAACGATTTTCGATAAACTTCATTTGAAATGAAACAGATACACGGAAGATACCTCTTGCAGCCGAACAAGGACTTTCCCGCCGACTGCGAAATGCTCGACTACCTGCAAACCAACGCGCACGTCGTGTCGATTATCGGCAACATCGCCGGAAACAAGGCCGTGCTGCTCGGATGCGACCCGATGGATAACGGAGCCCGCCGGGCCGAAGGTTACGTATTCCTGCACACGCGGGAGCACCCCGAAGGGGAGGTGCTGTATTGGGAAGGCGGCGCAATCGGCAGCGGCATGTACCTCAAGCAGGAGGTGATCTCCGTGCAGGCGCAGGGCTACGACTATCCGCAGGCATACGTGAGGCGGTCGCTCGCGCCCGGCGTCGGCGATGAAAACTACCGCTGGGAAGATTTCCGCGAGGCCCAATCGCTGCCCACCCTCGACGAGGAACTGGCCGCCCTGCGCAAGACGCTCGCCGACATGAAGCCGTCGCCGCTGGGCATGGTCGAAATGTGGGCCGGGCGCGAGGTTCCCGACGGGTATCTGCTCTGCGAGGGGCAGCAGCTCCGGCAGACGGAGTACCCGGAACTGTTCGCCGCCATCGGTGCGGCCTTCAACAACGGCTACGACTGCAACGGCCGCCAGCTCACGACATCGGCGGGCTTCTTCCGTCTGCCCGACCTGCGCGGCCGATTCGTGGTCGGCTACTACGGCAGCGACGAGGACTACAAGACCCTCGGTGCGGTCGGCGGCAAGAAAACCCACCAGCTCACCGTGGAGGAACTCCCCGCGCACGATCACGGGCTGTTCCTGCAACACGCGGGAAAACGTTTCACGGGCGGCGGCTCGGCGAATGCGCTCAACGAGGGCGACGGCCGCACCTATTCGACGGGCGGGAACAAGCCCCACGAGAACCGCCCGCCGTATTATGCGCTGGCTTACATCATGCGAACGAAATAACACGAGGACGCAATGGCAATTATCACACGGCCACAACTCCGCAAATGGTTCGGGAAAGGGAAATATCCCACGGCCGCACAATTCTCGGACGTTTGGGATAGCTTTTGGCACAAGGACGAGGACAAGATCGCCATCAGCGGCGTCGATGGTCTTGCGGAGCAGCTCAACAGCAAATTATCCGCGGCCGATGGGCGGAAACTCAAAGAAACCGTCGAGCAGACCGCGGGCGACCTCGCGCAACACAAAAAGGAGTCGGACGAGGCCATCGATCAACTCCGCGAACAACTGGATAACCTGCGGTCGGTCGTTGAGAACGACTGCGTGCAGCGAACTACCCGCGTAACCCTTCAAGGAGGGTCTCCGGCGGATTTGATAGGCAACAAATAAACACAAAATACAATGGAAGACAATCAAGCATTGGCGGCGTTGGAGCAAGTTCTGCTGGCGGCTCGCATCGCACACACAACCGGAACCGAGGCCGAATGGACCACGGCGAACCCCGTTCTTCTCAAAGGTGAAGTCGGATTTGTGGAGGGCACGTCCCCCGTGAAATTCAAGGTCGGCGACGGCACGAAAACTTGGTCGGCGCTCGGCTGGGGACAGCCCACCACGCTTGCGCAGCTCGCGGCCGACGCCACGCACCGCCTTGTCTCGGATACCCAGATCGCGGGCTGGAACAACAAAGCCGAGAAAACGCCAGCCACGCATGCGGCCGACGGTCTGATGTCGGCGGCCGACAAGACGAAGCTCGATGGCATCGCCGCCGGGGCGAACAACTACCAGCATCCGGCAACCCATGCGGCTTCGATGATTACCGAGGATGCCACGCACCGTTTCGCAACAGACGCGGAAAAAGCCAAGTGGAACCTCGAATACACCATCGAGAAGGTGGCGACAGAGAGTGGATTCGCATCGACGTACCACCTGAAAAAAGGTGCCAACAAAGTTGGCGTGTCAATCAATATTCCGCTCGATCGGGTGCTCAAGTCGTCGTCCATCAAGACCGTGACGACGGCCAATTCGCCTTACTCCGGGGCCAAGCCCGGCGACAAGTACATCGAGTTCCTCTTCCAGAACAACAACACCCCGCAGTACCTGCCCGTGCAGGCTCTAGTCGATGTTTACACGGGCGACGGCCAGTATATCCAAGTGACGGAGTCGAACGTAATCAAGCTCAACTACCCCATGCTGGCGTTGAAACTGGCGGCCGACTTGAAGAAGTCATACGACAACCTTTACGACCCGAAGGGTGCCGGAGAGGCGGCGGCAAAAGCGGCCATCGCCGAGTTCAAGGCGAGTACGTTCGTCATTCAGTGTACCATCCCCGGAATGAACTGACGCTATGGCAGCTACTGAAAAGATAACCGGGCGGGTTCAATTCCCGATGTTTACGGCGGCCGCGTTGGCCGCCGCAAATCCGGTGCTTCTCAAAGGCGAAGTCGTGTACGAGTCCGACACACGCAGGCGGAAAATCGGCGACGGTGTTACCGCATGGAACTCTCTCCCCTACGAGTCGGATGGTGAAATGGCAGGCAGTATTCACGCTTCACAGATCACTACGGACGAAACGCACCGTTTCGTGACCGACAGCGAGAAAAAGACGTGGGGCGATAAGGCCGCCAAAGACCTGTCGAACGTAACGCTGACAAAAGCGTTCTCGTCCAACGGTTACTACAAAGCACCCGACGGGCTGATGTTTCAATGGGGAATATCCCCCGGCGGGGCGTATCAGTACTATTTCAGTCCTGCATTCATCGCAAAGCCGTTCGGATGTTTTCTGACGGCGCATTTCGGCAACGGCAACGTCATCACAGCCGCGTCGTATGTGGCGCTGACCGCCCAATATTTACGCTACCAATCGCGGTGGGCGAACCTCACCGACAAGGACGGAGGTCTCGTATCCTCTACCGAAACCGTCCATTGGCTGGTGATCGGACGCTGGAAATAAAATACAGAAAGATATGAAATACTGGAAACAAGGATTTTATGACGAACCCGTCGATGGCGGTGTAGAGATCACCGACGAGAGGTGGTTGGAACTGATCGACGGGCAGGCAGCAGGTATGCTGATTACCGAGGATGAGCAGGGCAGCCCTGTTTTAACGGAATATGTCAATAGCGTCCCGGTGCCGACCTACGAACAGCGGGTGCAGCAAAGCATCCGAGAGCGGTATTCGGTCGACGAAGAGCTGGCGATACTCCGCCAGCGGGACACCAAGCCGGATAAGTTCGCGGCCTATTACGAATACGCCGAGCAATGCAAGGCGCAGGCAAAAAAGCAGATGTAATTATGAAAGGCAGAATACAGCATCCAATGTACACAGCGGCCGCGCTGACCGCGGAGAATCCCGTACTACTCGCCGGAGAGGTTGTCTATGAATCCGACACGGGCCGTCACAAGCTCGGAGACGGCGTGAAGGGTTGGAATGCTCTCCCGTATGCTGGGGGGGGGAATTTTGAGGGCAATATCCCGGCCGCACAGGTAACACAAGACGCTACGCATCGGTTCGCCACCGACGTCGAGAAAAAGACGTGGAACGATAAGGCTGCGAAAGATTTGTCGAACGTTTCGCTGGGAAAGCTGTTTTCCAACAATGGTTACTACAAAGCTCCGGACGGGCTACTGCTGCAATGGGGCTATAACACCGGGAGCGACTCAACGGGAACCACAACCATTTATTTCCCGACGACCTTTTATGCTGTACCGTACAGTGTCGTTACCACGGTAGCCTTCGGTGCAAAAACAGGCGTTGCATCGGCTTCGGTGAACAGCAAAACCGCATCGTATTTTATTGCCCGAAAAAGTTATGCGCAGAATGCAGGAGTAAATCCTGCGGGAGAACCCCTGTATTGGATTGCCATAGGCCGCTGGAAATAAACATCGTTTTACCAAAATATCATCGCACAATGAAAAAAGCAATTTCTTTGATCCTCGCCCTGCTCGCAGCGGTCGGCAAGGAGTGCTACCAGACTTTCGCGCTGGGGCTCGTCGCGGCGGCCATGACCGCCATCGTCGCACTCGTCTGCGGACTCTCGCTTTGGACTGCTATGCCCGTCGTGGCTCTCGCCGCGCTGGGGCTCGCGCACCTCGTCGCAAAAGTCCGAGCGGTGAAACTATCCCGAGGCGAGGCGGTAGCATATGCCGTCGGGAACCTCGCAACGTGGCTCTTGCTCGTCGCCGGGTATCTCGTAAAATAAAGCCGATTACATAGGGGCATGAAAAAGCCCCCGGTCTGTTGTAGTATCTCACCACGTACAGCAGAACGAATGCGCCGTAACACATCCACCGAGGGCTAAAGCCTTCGGATGTGTTACGGCGTTTTTGGTACGTGGTGAGATGTGCAAATATACTCTTTTTTATTTGAATGAAGAAACTTGTTTACAATTCGGCCCCGCTGCCGTTCATGGGGCAGAAGCGCCGTTTTGTCGGCGAATTCAAGAAGGCACTCGGGCTGTTCCCCAACGCCACGGTATTCGTTGATCTGTTCGGCGGTAGTGGACTGCTGTCGCATGTGGCGAAGCAGGAGCGGCCCGATGTGCAGGTCGTGTATAACGACTTCGACGACTTTCACCTACGCCTGCAGAACATCCCACGAACCAACGCTCTGCTGGCCGACATCCGGAATTTTGTGGGGGGGGGAATTTCCAAGAAGCAACGACTGTCGGAGGCATTGCGAAAGCAAATCCTCGACCGTGTGGCCGAGGAAGAAAAAACCGGGTTTGTCGATTATATTACCCTCTCGGGATCGTTGTTGTTCTCTGGGAAATATGTGACCTCATTCGACGAGTTGGCAAAAGATGGGTTTTACAATACAGTTCGGCAAACTGACTTTTCGGCAGAAGGGTATTTGGATGGGGTCGAGATCGTGAAGCAGGACTATCACGAGTTGTTCGAGCAATACAAGGATGTATCCGGTGCGGTGTTCCTCGTCGATCCGCCGTATCTCTCGACCGAAGTAGGTGCGTATAAGTGCTATTGGCGACTGACCGATTACCTTGATGTACTCAAGATATTGCAGGGGAAATCATACGTGTATTTTACCTCCAATAAATCGCAAATCGTTGAACTGATCGACTGGTTTACACGCACACAATTCAATAGCAACCCATTCGAGGGAGCCGAACGTCGGGAGTTTAACGTGTCGATAAACCACAACTCCAAATATACGGACATCATGCTGTATAAACAAGCTGTCGTATAACATTTAATTCCCCGAAACAAAGATACGAAAAATATCTTAAACTGCAAATAGTTACGCTGTTTATTTTCAAGAAAAAAGCGTTTGATTTTGTGTTTCTAAACGGCTGTTTAAACGCTGTTCAAACACTGATTGAACGCTTTTAGTTTGGCGTGAAAAAAAATCTTTTTTTTGCACATTTCGTTTGTAAAAAGTGCACATTTCGTTTGCCCGATTATAATCCAAAGATAAGCAAATCGTAGATATTTTTGTCGATAAGTTACTGCATTTGGGACTCCAAATAGATCCGAATGACGTTGCGTACACATCACGTGAAGAAACAGGAGTAGGAACAGGAGAAGACATCAGAAAATTTATTAAAGAAAATATTTCCACATGTGATTTTGTGTTTTTTATGATTTCTGAAAACTATAAAAAAAGTGAAATTTGTTTAAATGAAATGGGCGCCGCGTGGGCTACTGATAGGACTGTTATCCCTTTGGTTTTTCCAAATTTATCTTTTGATTCAATTGGATGGCTATATAATGTTAGAAAAGGTTTACTCTTAAATGATCCTGATGCGTTAGATTCTATCTTTGACGACATTACCGAAAAATATTCTTATAAGCCACGCATTAACACATGGAATCGGAACAAAAATGAGTTCATTTTATTCATTAATAATCTAAATTCACAATCTACTTCCCCTATTCTAATTTCGGACATTACTGTAAATAATAGCGATATAATTGAAGTTAATGCAGAAGAGGTTGAAGATTTAGATATTTTTGATATAAGAGAAAATTTCGATTCCAAATGTAGAGAATTTAACGAGTTAATGAACAATTTATCAATTCAACAGAATGAGTTTAATGACAGAATGCCAAAACATGTTGAACAGTTAAATGCTGTGGGTGCAACCAAGAATATGAAAAAAATTCGGATCGCAATAATGGCTGTTGCTAATGATATGGACGATATAGCTACTTTATATGATGAATCCGCACCTAAAATAATTACAATATTTGGAGAAATAATTGATTGGGGAGTTAAACTCCAACAATATGACCTCGGAGATAATAATGAACAGATTAAAGCAGAGAATAGAGAGGCATTACATTCGTTAGTCATAGCAGTTCTAACTGGAAAAAATGCTCTTATCAATGGACGAAATGAACTCACAAAAATTATCGGCATAGAAAAGCATCAAAAAAGAGCACAACGCCGCTTAACAGAGAGCTATACCAAAATCATTGAAGCTTTCGAAAAATGTACAATTAAAGCAAATGATATGGCTAATGCATAA